AAGACCAACAAACGCCTACTAAGGTCAAAGATTGAATCAAGCTATGGCACTGACCCGACTCCTGCGGGTTCAGATGCTGTTTTGATTCGCAGCCTAGAAATTACTCCTCTTCAGTCTGACGTTGTTGAAAGGGAATTGATCCGCCCTTATTTTGGCAACTTCGAACAACTGCTAGCCAATCAGCATGTTGAGATCACGTTTGAAGTTGAACTAGCGGGATCTGGCGCGGCTGGCACTGCTCCAAAGTGGGGGCCAATTTTCCGATCTTGCGGGATGGGTGAAACCATCGTTGCGTCTACATCGGTCACTTATGCACCTGTAAGCGCCAGCCTAGAAAGTTGCACGCTTTACTTTGACAACGACGGTGTTTTACACAAAATCACCGGTTGTCGTGGCACTTACACGATGACTTGTGAGGTCAATTCAATCCCTGTGGTTAGTTTCACAATGATGGGGATCTATAACGCACCGACAGACACTGCTCTGCCTTCTGCCACTTATGCGGATCAGGCTAAACCTGCCTTGTTCCGTAGTGGGAATACAAGCAGCTTTTCCATCTTTGGTTACAGCGGGATTTTGCAATCCTTAAGCCTTGAGTTGGCAAATGAGACGATTTATCGTGAGCTGATCGGTGGAACTAAAGAAGTTCTTGTAACTGATCGCAAGCCATCCGGTGAAGTTGTTGTTGAAGCTGTGAGCCTTGCAACTCATGATTTCTTCACAGACGCAACCGGCACAGCAACTGGCGGCTTGTCATTTACACACGGCACAGCCGCTGGCAATATTGTTGCATTCAGTTCCCCCCAAACTGACTTAGGCGCCCCGGCTTATTCGGATCAGGACGGCATTCAGATGATCACCCTGCCGTACACGTCAACGCCAAGTTCAGGGAATGATGAGCTGAGTTTTATCTTCACTTGATCTATGGCTTTTGTCCTCAAGCAATCTGATTCCTACACTTGGCCGGTCACCTTGGTGATTCCTGTGGATGGGGGCAGGCGTGAAAAGCACACATTTGATGCTGAGTTTAAACGTCTCCCACAAACGCGGATCAACGAAATTGTCAGGCAAGCAAAAGGGATCAGTGACGACTCGGCTGATGATGCTGTGATGCTTGAGGATCAATCAGCCTGTGCTGAGCTGCTTGTCGGCTGGTCAAATGTTGTGGACGATAGTGGGGAAGAAATTCCCTTTAGCGTCAAAGCACTTGATCAGCTTTTAGAACTGCCAACTATTGCGGCGCAAATTATTCGAGCGTGGACGGAAAGCCTTGAAATTGCAAAAAGAAAAAACTGATTGGCGCTGTTGATCATTGGTTTAAAGGTGACAGCAGCGCAAACGATGAATTAAGAAGAGACGCAGAACGCTTAAACATAGATCTGCCGGATTCAGTTTTTGAAACTGATAACTTTGAGGTTTGGCCTGAGCATGTTGAATGTTTAAGCATGTTTTTGCGTTGCCAAACACAATGGAGGGCTGGCCCCAACGGCGTGATTGGTCTCGATTACTCCGTGGTCTTGGAGCTGTGCAGGCTTTATGATGTAGAGAACAAAACCGCTGTGCTGGAAGATCTGCAAATGATGGAAGGCCACGCGCTCGAATTATTTGCAGATGCTGCAGAAAAGCAGCAAAAGGCCGTAAGTCGCAAAAGGAGCCGTTGAACCATGGCCATGAACATGGAGACGGTTCTAAAAATCAAAGCCCAAGTCTCGGGTGACAAATCTTTAACGGGATTGTCGGGCAAGCTTGGAAGAGTCAGCACGGCTTCAGGGAGGGCAACGACAAGTTTTGGCAGGCTGAGAACTGCTGCCTCAGGGGCGATGGGTGCCTTGCGTGGCGTCTTGCCATTCATTGGCGTTGCAGCCATCACAGCATTTGCAAAGAAGAACTTAGACGCTGCTGATGCAATGTCTAAGCTTTCCGATCGCACGGGGGTTGCAGCCCCTCGGCTTGATCAATTCCGCAAGGTTGCGGAGTTAAGTGACACAAGCATTGAAAGCTTAGGTAGAGCTTTTCCGGCGTTGGCTTTAAATATGAAAACAGCGGCGGACACGGCAAAAGGGCGAGCGTTTGAAGCGTTCAAAAGCCTTGGCGTTTCTTTAAAAGACGCTGACGGTGGGCTCAGGGCTGTTGATGATGTGATGCTTGACGTTTCAGACAAGTTCAAAGGGATGGCGGATGGTGCTGAAAAGTCTGCTCTGGCGTCGTCTATTTTTGGAACAAAGCTTGGCTCTGAGCTTATCCCGCTTTTAAACAGTGGCGGTGAAGCCGTTCGGAATATGGGCACAGCATTAACTCAAGAATTTGCGGATAAGGCCGCTGCCTTTAATGACAGGTTGACAAATATACAATCTAAGTTTGGTGATCTTGCAATGACACTGGTGGAAGCACTTCTGCCGGTTCTTGAGACTTTAATTGGCGTAATTGAACCGCTTGTAAATGCGTTTACGTTTTTACCCGAACCGCTGCAAACGTTAATTGTGTCTGTTGGGTTGCTAGGTGGTGCGCTGCTTATCTTGTCACCTCTTATCGGCCCTATTGCCGCCGGGTTTACGGCTTTAGCAGGGCTACAGATAGGCGCAACTATTGCGGGATGGTTGCCAGTCCTTGCGGGGTTGGTCGGAACGCTTAAAGCTGTTGGTTTAGCGATTGTTGGGATACTATCGGGACCAGTTGGGATTGCGATTTTAATTGGCGCTGTGATTGCTGCAATTTTTGTTTTCAGGGATGACATCGCAAGTTTTTTCAGTAGCTTGTTTGATTTGTTTGCAAAATTTGCGTCTTCTCTTTACGAAAAGTTTGTGCAACCTTACATTGACGCGTTTAACGCTGTTGTTAAATTTGTCAAAGGGGAATGGTTGGACTCAATCACGGAAGCGTTTGAAGGCGTTTCAACTTGGCTGGGCAACACTGCAGAGTCAATTATTGGGTTGCTTCTTTTCCCTTACAAGGCAGCGGCGGCATTCGTTGTTGATATTTTCCCAGGACTTCTTACAGATGCCCTCGGCGGCGTTATAAGCGCTATTGGTAAGGCATGGTCGGCATTAGTTAATTTTCTGCAAAAGCCTTTTGACGATGCAGTCTCATTTGTTAAATCTAACTTTATCAGCCCAATAAGCAATGCAGTCTCTAACGTTGTTGACGCTGTTGGCAAAACTTGGAGCGAGCTAACAAAGCCATTTCAAGAGCCATTTGAGGCCACTATTAAATTTGTAGACAGTAAATTTATCAGCCCACTGGGCCAAGCCATTTCAAACGTTGTTAAAGCTATTGGAGACGCATGGAAACCTATTGCTGAGCTTTTGACTGTTCCATTTCAAGCTGTTGTTGATTTCTTAAAAAATACGTGGAGCGGATTGGGCGAAATTGTTGCGGCTCCATTTACCGCCGCAGCAAATGCAATTCAAGGCGTTTTAAATTCCGTGCTTGGCGCTGTTGGTGGCGTTATTAACGCTGCTGTTGAGGTAGTAAATAATCTTATAAAAGGGGCAAACGCTATTGCCAGTGCGGTTGGTATCCCTAGCATTTCTTTGATTGGCAAAGTTAACCTGCCTGAATTTGCTGAAGGTGGAGTGGTTAAAGGGCCAACGGTTGCTTTAGTTGGAGAAGGTGGAGAGCCTGAGTACATTGTTCCTCAATCAAAAGCTGATGGGTTTGTTCAGAACTGGATGAATGGACGCAGAGGCGCGTCAGCTATTCCGGCATTTGCTGAGGGTGGCTTTGTTTCCGCTGGCCCTTCTGCTCCAACGGTTCAAATCACAACAGGGCCGGTGATTCAGCAAGACGGGCAAACCTATGTCAGCAGCGCCGACTTGGAAAGAGCTTTAACAACTTTTGGTAAAAGCATGATCCAATCTCAACGGTCAGCCGGTTCACGTCGTTACTTGGGGGCTTAAATGATTAAAGCGAGGATTCAACTTTTGCGTTTATACGTTGGGACGACAGATGTTGGGCGTTGGCAAAATTACAACGTAGGTAATAACATTCAAAAAAATTATGTAGACACAAAGAAATTTAGGTTTATGCCGTTTGAAATTACAAGTGGCACAGAAACCGGGGCCATCAATGTTAGCGCTTTAAACCTTAACGTTCCCGCCACTCCTGACAATGTTTTTCTTTTTTCTTATGCGTTAGAAGGTGAGTACCTTTGCGACGTTGAAACCTATGAGTTTGATTCTACGCAAGGTGACACAATGACGGAAATTTTGCCAGTATCAAAACTTTTGGTTACTTCGTACTCTGGCCAGATTCAATCGGTTGATTCAGACTTTAAAATGCTTTCAGTTGAGGTTGGGTCTTCCGAGTTAGCGGTAACGGCTTCAATGCCTCCCCGCACGTTTAACAACTTTCTTGTTGGTGTCCCTTTTGCCCCATGAGCATAATCCCCCTTCGTTATCTTTCTTCAACCGTTACAGCAGGAGAAAGCAGAACGCCAGCTGATGCAAGTTCTGCGGCATTTTCAAAAAGCCAAACGGCTGTTCAACTAGGTGAACCGGTCCCGATTGTTTTCTGTAGGCGGGTTAGTTCCAATGGCGGGGTATTGGTTCGGCCTAAGGCAAGCGAGGCGCGATTTGATGGGGATACATCAGTCACCCCAAACGCTTTAAAGGTTTATTACGTCTTGGTTGTAAGTGAAGGCGAATTGCCTGGTATTCAAATTAGAGATTGCTGGGTAGGTTCGTGCAGGCGCGGGACGTGGAATCAAAGCTACAACAGGCGGCCTGGTGCATGGTTGCCCGGCAGGGTAAACGCTGAGTTGACGGCAGTTCCTGAGCATTGCGGCACTGGCGGCAGCTATGAAGGGATGACAACAATCTCATTCTTTGAATCTTATCTTGAGTTTTCTAAATGGAGCTTGCAATCTAGTGTGTTCATTCGGGAAGGGATGAAGGTCACGCGGTTGCTTGATTCAACTTTAGGGCCAAGCAATAACTTTGTAGATCTTGTCGTTTATTTAATGCAGCAATCGAAAGAGATTCCCAACGCGCTGATTGATACTGCTCAGATGACTAAAGCAGCAAACTTTGTTAACGCCAATAGTTTATTTTTTAATGGACAGCTAGAGAAGCCATCTAACTTGATCGATTGGGTGCAAAATGCTGCAACGGGTTTTCTTTTAAAGTTAGTCAAGAAAAACGGCAAGCTGGGCTTGACTCCTTTAGTGCAACATGCGGCAGATTATACTTTTAGCGACAAAAAGGTAAATTGGCTTTACACGTTTTTAAACAAACATCTTGTGATTGACGGAATAGATATTAGTTACGTTTCGGCAGAAGATCGAAAGCCTATTCAGTTTGAGGTGCTTTGGCGTCAGCAACCAGATGATGATATCGGTTATATCAGGTCAACGCTTGTGAAAATGCAAGGGGCAACCGACAGAATCCAGACCTTAGACTTGTCTGCTTTTTGCACAAGTGAATTGCACGCAACCAAGGTTGCGGCCTACAATGTAGCGATCAGAAAATATGTGTCTCATTATGCAACGATTAGGTTGCGCCCTGGTGACTACTCGACTCATTTAATTGTTGGCGACATTGTCAGAGTGAGGCTTGCTAATGAAACAAAGCAAGGGCCACAACATGCTCATGATTTCTTGTATCAAATTCAATCAATAAAAGGAAACTTAGACGGCACAACAGTCATAGATTTGATGCACTACCCCCTAAATCAAAACGGTCAATCCTTGCTGACTCTTGGCGTTAAAAATGCAACATCACCGGGTTCAGTTTATAGCCTTGTAAGAAAATCAATTTCTTGTGATGATGTTCTTCCTACAGATACAACTCTTTTGATTGACACTGGGATAGATTTTTCTGCAATGCTTTCCGACTCTAACTGGGATGTTTTTAGCGAAAACAATTTAGCTCTTGCACTTGATGAGCTTAATGACTTCAACATTCCCAGTAATTTCTATGAAGGGCCATTTCCAATCAATGACCTTGGTTTGCAGGTAGTGCCTGGCCTTGGGCTGGGAAACATTGAAGAGGTTGACGCTGACCCGACCTTTGACCCTGAAAGCCAGCCTGTAGCTAAATCAAACCAACTAGACGCTTACCCTGACGGAATCAACCCTGAAGCTGTTGTTGAAGAATTGCAGCCAACGCATGAGCGTTGTGGGATCAATACAGGGCTGAATAGAGAAGAAGAAGTGATTCCTGAATCAGGGTTAGACGAGGATGGCAATCCATCAAATGAGGACAGCTTACAGCCGTTTTACCTCCCTTGGGAAAAATGGAGCCCTGGAGCTTTACCCTCTAATACGGCAAGACTTAACGCATTTTCAACTGAGTTATCAAACAAAAAAAATTCGTTGGAGTTGGTGCCTATAAATACATCAACTTGGTTAACTTTAACGCCGGAGCAGTGCCCTTGGGGCGCTGCAGATACTCGCGTTTCTTATTACAGAATTCAAAGCAATGGATCAGAGACATTTATTAAAGGGGTCGCTGGTACTTGGTCGCCTCAATATCCGCTTTATGATGCAGGATATACTTTTAGACCTGATGACGTTGGCAAAACCGTTAAAGTTGAATTGTATAATGTAAATGATTCTACTCAAAAAGTTCATTACGCTGATTTTCCAAAATGTACAGCCAGTGTTCTTAACTATGATTGGCTAGTTATAAAAATGGTACTTCCTGATTTAGCAAGTCCGGCGACTCCAAACACAAATATGGCGTGGGCTTTTAAATCTAGCGATCAAAACAATGAATATCCATCAATTGAAGGAGTTTTCCCTAAAAGTGAGAAAATACTTGATACCACGGGCCAGGAAGGGATAGGAGAAGGGCAAACATTAACAGCGAATGAATCCCCCACAGAGGTAAGCGAATACATGAAAAACATTGTTTGGGGCACACACTCCCAGGGTTCAGCCGCCGGGGTTGGAGGTGTTAGAGATTATGAAATTGTTTACAATTTAAACGCTTATCAGGTGGCTTTTCCTGAGTTGCCAAACATAATAAGCAAGTTTTATCCTGCTTTCATGTTTGATGACAGAGTGCCGTCTCTAAATAATCCGGTAATTGTTCCCTCTCACAGGCCAACTTCTGTGCAGTTCACAATCGAAGCAACATTCTATAAGGGAACTTTTGAGGGTCGTACATCTACGATTAGGCCCCTAGTTTCTAGCAGCACCGTGTTAACAACTTCAAAAAGCTACACGGCTACAGGCGTTGTGGGCCCATCAAGTGGAATAGATTATGGGCTTGGGGTGGTTGCAAATACCAGCCCTATCACTTTTACAGTAGATTTAAATAATTATTCTGTGACTGCTTAAATGGCTGACTTTCCTCCTTTGACCCCTTCAAGTCGGGTCTTTACGTCGCCCAAACGTGTGGTTGATCTTAGTGAAAGTGCAATAGGCGAACGTTTCGCCCTTCAGAAATCAAACGCTTTTGTGGGTGGACAGCTTGCCTTATCATTCATTGCTTTGCCTGACTCGGATGTTGTGGACATTTTGGGGCACAATCGATATCATGGCGATTTTTACCCTTTTGATCTGCCTAGTGCCATTACAGCAGGATCAACAATTTATCAGCCTGCAGGGCATAAATGGATTTATTTGGAACCTGCCTCTGTAACTAGGGCTGGGGGATTAAATGATATTGAAGTTTCCCTAGCCTTAGTCCCTAACGCTGATTTCTAATGGCTGATTTCCCGACTGTTTACGCTGACTCAATCTCAATCGAA